CTCCTCCTGACCGTGCATAACGGTTTTGGCCGGGCCTAACCCGCCCGGCCTTTTTACAAGAGCATCGCAATGGCATACGCGACCGAAGCAAACATGATCGAAAGATTCGGGGAAACTGAAATCCTCGAATTGACCGATCGCGACAAGGATTCCGAAGTCGATTCTGCGGTCCTTGACGGCGCGCTGTCCGATGCCGATGCGTTGATCGATGGATATCTCGCGGCCCGCTATACGCTGCCGCTGGCTTCCGTCCCTTCATTGCTCATCGGCCCGGCTTGTGACATTGCGCGGTTCAAGCTTTGGGATGATCGCGCGCCGGACGAAGTGCGCAAGCGCTATGACGACGCGCTGGCATTGCTGAAGCTGATCAGCAACGGAACGGTCGTGCTTCCGCCTGATGCGCAAGGCGAAAAGCCCGCGGCATCTGCGTCGATGGAATTCTATTCACAGACGCGCGTGTTCACCGAAGAAACCCTAGCCGATTATTGAAATGGCATCCGCTTTCTCGATTCTTGTCAGCGATGTCGGCCTGCAGCGCAAACTTGCGAAGCTTTCGCAAACTGCGACCAACAAGGTGCTTTACCAGCGGGTCGGCGCCGCGATTCTGACGCAGGTTCAGCTAGGCTTCCGCAATGCTTCCGATCCTTGGGGGTTTGCGTGGGCGAAGCCGAAGCTGCGCGACGGGCAACCGCTTTCTGATACCGGGCGCCTGCGGAGATCCATTCGGGCCGTCGCCGATGATGAAGGCGTCACCGTTGGCACGAACCTGATTTATGCGCCGATCCACCAGTTCGGCGGAACGATCGTCCCGAAAAAGGCGAAATTTCTGCGCTTCCCGAATCCGGCCGGCGGGTTCTTTTTCAAAAAATCAGTGTTCATCCCTGCGCGCCCATACCTGCCGATTGATCCGGCATCTGGCGAGACTCAGCTTCCGCCGAAATGGCGCGCCGCGGTCGTCGGGCGGATTCGCGCCCACTTCCTCGAAGCAATGAAGGACGCAGGCTGATGTTCGCGCAACTTGAAAACGCAATCGTCGAAAGGCTTCGTCAAAGGCTGGATGAATCGATCACCGTCACCAGCCTTGCCGAATTGGCGCGCGTCCCTGAAATGCGCCAAAAGGCGCCCGCTGTTTTCGTCGTCTACGGCGGATATGCCGAAGGCGATTCAAAGGTCAACGTGCCGCATATCCAGCAAATCACGCAGTCATGGGACATCGTATGCGTGGCGAAGAATGCGGCCGGTGGTGGCGATCCTACGGCGGCTAAGTCCGATGTCAGCGCCATCGCTTCCGAAGTTCTTTCCGCATTGCTGGGCTTCAGCGTTTCGGGCGGAATTCGGCTGCGCTTGAGCGATGCGCCCGGGCCTGAATATGACGGCGGATTTGCTTACCTGCCGATTGGTTTCTCATGCCGGTCAACCTTCAAAGGCGATCCGGAATAACACCCCACCCTAACCAAAGGAGATTCAAAAATGGCTGACTATTCTTACATCGGTTCCGGCAAAGCTTACCTGCGCGAAGTCGGTTCCGCGGCCGGCTTGATTGAAGTCGGCAACTGCTCTGCGCTGAATTTTGCGGTGACCGAAGAAGCGAAGGAACTGAAGGATTACACCCAGCCCGGCGGCGGCACCTATAACGAAGTCAAGCGGATCAGCGCTGTCGAAATGTCTATGACCATGCATGACCTCAGCCCGTCGAACCTTGCGCGCGCGCTTTATGGCTCGACCAGCACTGTCGCTTCGGCAGCGGTCATCGATGAAGTCCACACCGCATATGACGACACCTTCATCCCGTTCGATTTCATTCCCGCTGCGACCCCTGCTCCTGTCGTCAAGGATGCCGCGACCGGCCTGATCACCTATGTCGCCGGCACGGATTACGAAGTTCGCCCGGGCGGCATCTTCGTTCTCGGCACTGGCTCGATCGTCAGCGCTGCCGATCTTGAGATCAGCTACACCAAGGCTACGTCCGATGTCGTTGAAGCGCTGACGTCAAGCGGCAAGGAATACGAACTTGTTTTCGACGGCCTGAATGAAGCCCGCAGCGGCAAAAAAACCATGATCACCGCGCATCGCGTGAAGATCGGCGCAGCGCAAAACCTGTCGATGATCGGCGAGGATTACGCAGCGCTCGAAGTCACCGGAAAACTGCTGAAGGATTCCACGAAAAACGGCACCACCATCAGCCAATACTTCAAGGTCGCGATCGAGCAGTAACTCAACCCGGCGCGGCTTTCGGTTATGGCAAAAATCAGGGACTATTCAGTCTCGATCAACTCAACCGCCGCCGCGTCAATTGCGGTGGAAATGCCCGAGCATGTCTCGGGCGATCTGCTGCTGTTCTGGTTTAACAAGGACTCGGCATCCGGCGGGCCGTCAACGCCGTCAGGGTGGAGTGTTCCGACTGCGTTCGGCAGCAACCCGCTGAACTCGACAGGCTCGGGCAACTACCTGTTCGCCAAGCGGGCAACAAGCAATTCTGAAGCGCTTGGGTCGGTCGCTTACACCAGCGAAACCGCAATCTGTATCGTCATCGCGATCAGCGGGTGCTTTGGATCGACTGTCGATGATGCGATCACCAATGTCGTGAAAGCCGGCGCCGATGATTCGACGCCTCCGCTTGGCGACGGCGCGGCAATTACCCCGACCTATGCCAACTCGCTCGTTCTGAGCCTGCTTGGAACTGACTCTGGCATCGGCCCGTTCTGCCTGCCGGGTTGGGTTAACCTATTCGGTGGTGACGCCGGGTCGAACTCGCTTGCAGTCAGCTACACGCATGCTGAATCAGCATCGTCAGTTTCGCACCCGGGATATTGGGGCGGGTTGGCCGACGATTCGCGCAACGCGCTGATCGCAATCAGGGACGACGGAAACCTTACCGAAGCGGAAGCCTACGTTGATCGCTCATCTGTTGGCGCATCGTTGATTTCTCCGCTTGTCGGAACGTCCGGAACTCCTGAACGGGGAACATGGAAAGCCGCGACGCCGCTTTCGCTTGCAACTGTCGGATCGAAAAGCACGGCCTTCGATGCCATTGGAGCATCTGCCGACTCTGGCTGGAACCCCTTCAATGGCGCGGCAAGCTTTACTCCTACCGCATCAACGACACTTCTCGGCGGCAGCGAATTGGGAATGACGACCGCCGCGGCTCGATCGCGCGTGTTTGGGCTATGGTCGTTAACCCTGCCGCGCGATTACATCGACCTCGGGAAATCGTCGGCAGGCGGCATGGTGTTTGTCGCCGCTGACGCGGAAAACGACTACAAGGCGTGGATTATCGGGGCGCAACTCGACAAGACCACGAAGCCTCTTGGCTACAACCCCTATTCGATCCAGATCGATCAGGCGGTCAATACGCAGTACGCAGCATCCGGAACCCTTGGCGACATCAACAAATATTTGTGGCTCGCGTCCAGCTATTTCGGTGCTGTTGCATGGCGGGCAACGATGCTTTGGGAACTCAGCACAACCCGGGTATATGGCGGGTCGCCGACGACCCCGATGAACTTCGATCAGCTTGCCAACGCTGTGAACAATGGAACCGGCACGCTTCCATTGTTCGATCAATCCGGCGCGGCTGCGACGATCTGGACCGATATCCGCATCGGCGGATCGCAGTCAACGCACTGCCTGATCGACGGAAAAGTTTTCCAGTGGCCGCGCGCCGCTGATGGGGTTGATTATCTGAACTTCCACGTTGATCCAGATACGATCGGCATCGACTTTCAGGGATCGAATGGCGACACGCTTCATTTCCCGAACTGTGTCTTTACTTCGGATTCGTCTTTCCTTTGGGGGTTTGCCTCAAGCCATGATCCGGGGGCTTCGCTTGATTTCAGTGGCACCCGTGTTGCTGGCGCGAAGGTGACGCTTCGCGATACCGTCGAACTTGAAGGCATCACGTTTCTCGGCTGCACCCGCTTGATCCAGAATGGCGCCACGCTGACCGGGATCGCGGTCGTCGATACGAAGCTTGAAAGCGCCACGCTGGCCGATATGGCGCTGGTCACTGATTCAGCTTTCACTTCCGGCGGCACCGGGCATGCTATCGAAGTTTCAGGCACCGCGGACACGATCACGCTGGTCGGGAATACGTTCGATGGCTATGCGCCAACCAACGGAAGCACTGGCAACGAAGCAATCTTCGTCAACATTGCCAGCGGCACCGTGACCCTGAACATTTCAGGCGGCGATACGCCAAGCATCAGAACTTCCGGCGCGACTGTGGTGGTGAATAACTCGGTCACGATAACGATCGCGGCGAACGCTTCGCTGGTCGGCGCTGAAGTTCGCATCTATGACATGGACGGCGCAGGCGGAACCGACTACGGCACGGAATTGGCCGGCGCTGAATCCCACGACGCGGCGACGTTCGTTTATTCTGGCGCGGTTGGAAACACGATCTTGATCCAGATAATGAAGCCCGGCTACGTCGAATTCACCCAACAAACCACCATGCCAGCGGCAAGCGCAACGCTGGATGTTTCGCTCACCCAAGACTTGAACGCTTAACCGGAGAAAATCATGGCATTGATCGACCATACCAACTATTCGACTTCGCTGAAGGAATCGACCAACCCGCGCGGATCGACACCGAACGGGAACGTATATTTCGACGTCGCAGCGAATGAGATTCAGCTTATCGGCGTGGATGAATTGGCCACGGTGGACTTTGGCGGCGGGCCGGTTGCGAACCCGCTGAACAATTTCGACGGCATCACGCTGCGCGCCCTATACAACTTCGAGAACAGTCGCCGCCGCGCGAACGAAACCCTGCGGAAGTATGAGCGCGGGACGAAGGGCGATTATCGATTCGCTGGGGCGTTCTCGTTCGTGAATGGCGTCAAGCTTGACGGCACCGATCGCTCGAAGATTCGCGGGTCCGGATGGACCGAATATGCGAACACCGCGGACGGCGCGACCGATATCGACCGCATTTATCATGGGGTGGTGTCGCTGGTTGATATTCAGGCTTCCACCGTCCCGTATTACGCGCTGGTCGCCGGAACCGATGAGGCGACGCTTCAGGCTGCGACGTGGAGCAACTTCGTCAGGCAAGGCGACATCAATGAAGCCGTGCAGGTTTTCGGCTCGACAGTGAATGGCGATGCTGGCGCAGGATCATTCGACTACACGACGCGGACGCTTGTCGTTCGGGTTCGGTCTTGGCAATACAACCCGGGCGAAACCACTTCGATCGCAACCGGGATTTCTGAATTTTCCGGATTCTCTGCCGGCTATGGTGTAGGCGAAACAGGAAACCCTGCCAACACCTACGCGCTCGCCGATGTCTATGGCGGGTCGGCTGTTTCCCCATTCACCGGGATGACGCTCGAAAAGCTGGCGGTGCCGCAGACCGAAACCGGATTCAACGAAGCTGATGGCGACTTCACTTGGGTCTTGAACAACACGCTGGGCGGGACTGCGCAGCAATGCGCTGCATATCTTGACGCCTTGACGCTGCAGGATTCCGACATCGATTCCGGAACCGGAACCTATAACGGCAAAAAGGGGCGCGTCTGGTATTCGCGAAACGCAAGCGGCAAGATCGTGACCGCTTCGATCGGTGGCGACGGCCTGTTCATTGAAGGGCTTTCGACTTCAGAAAAGCAAAACGTGATCATGACTGACGATGCGGGGGCAACGAAGACCTACCCGTATTTCCCTGAAGTCCAAATCACGGTCGGCGCTGCCGCGCTTGCTGATGCGAATGCTTGGTATCACGTCTTTTATGCCGATGGTTCTGGCGCGCAGGATTTCGACAGTGCCGGCGCGGTGACGGTGAACGATTCAAGCGGAACCCCGGTAAAAGGGAACGTCGTTGCTGATGCGGTCGCCGGGAAAATCAGCTTCGCTTATGCCTACGACACGAACACGCAGGCTGGGCTTTCCGCTGGGGTCGATAAGGACATCGTGGTGATTGCTGAAGGCGATGGCGGGGCAGCGCAGGCGATCACATATGCGACGATCACCCGGTCGCCAGTGGTCGCGATCACTTGCGCGCCGCCCGCAGACAATAACGCCTAATCATGACAACGGTGGCGAGCGTCGATTATGTGAATCGGCGCATCTACCTTTCGGCTGCAACGGTCGGGGTCCCGCTGGACATGCTCGATGTCTATCGCGACGTTCGCGCGCTTCGTCGCGCGACTGAAGCGCATCAGCAATTCAGGCCGATGATCGTTGCCGGCGGCAATATCGGAAAGACCGCGACGACCTTCACCGCGCCATATGTTCAACTGCTCTACGGTTGCAGGATCGTTCCGTTCGACGTTGCCCATTCGCTTCTGGTCATTCGCGACACCTTTTCTGATGATGGGCAAGCCGGGGTCGGGTGCTTCGATCGCTCCACCGTCAGCGCTGAAGTGGATATCGATTTTTCGGTGGACAAGGTTGAAGTCAGAACGGTCAATATCTCTGGCGGCGGCGGAACCCAGCCAACAGAGCAGGAAATCGCGGCCGCTGTATGGGCGCATGCATCGGCCCAGCAAATAGCGGTCCGGCTGGCTGAAGTTTGGGGGCGGCTCGGGCTTGATCCTGCGAAGCCGTTATTTAACGGGCAAACCCAAATCACGTTTGGCGATATCGTTCTGGCTCTGACTGAATCCGGCGTGAATGTCACGGTGACGCGCCAATGATCAGCCCGCGCGCAATAGCCACCCTCGGCTTGGGATTTATCCCGGCGCTCCTTGCGCGGCTTGGCTTTTGGCAGGCTGA